ATAGAAAAAATAGAAAAATTGAGACTAATATGTGATGATTATGAAGCATTAATTTATAATTTTTTATAAATTAATTAGGTTTTACATTAGAATATTTTTATTTTGTTTTTACGGTTAATTTTTATTTGTATTAGTTTGAAGGTCACGCATAAAATGTAGGTCCCTCAATTTGAGTACGCCACTCCAGCCATGCCGCTCATCACACGTAAGACGTTGTAATTGACGGCATACACACGCACCTTAGCAGTGTTGCTACCAGACACAGTTCCGGAGGAAAGGACCAGTTGAAGAACGGCATTGTCAATGCGGGAGAAGTTGCACGAGCCAGATGGCTGGTGCTCCTCAGGGCGCAGAGCGAAGGAGTACACGTTGACACCGGCATCGGGGGCACGGGTGTGGTGTTGGTAGGGTTGGACAGTGTCAAAGTAAGAACCTTCACGTTCAGAGAAGCGGTCCTGGCCGTTGAGTTGCAACTTGGCAGTGACCACAGGGTTCTCACCCCAGCAGTGCATATCAAGAGCAGTCTCAGCAAGCACGAAGGTACCAGCATCAGTGAGGGAAGCACCAGTGACAGAGGTACCATTAGCCTGTCCAGTGACACCAGCAAGTTGGAACAAACCACTATCAATGACAGTTGCATTAGTAGCATCATTTCCGAACGCAGCAATAGAGTTGGGAAGAGCATCAATAGCATCAGTGTAGTTGAAGGGTTGGGCACCAAGGGTCTTGTAAAGGGTAGCACCACCAGTCAAGGACGCGCAGTAATCAACGTTGGCATCAGGTTGAACAACCCAAACAAGTTCCTTGCAAGGGTGGTTGAAGTTCAACTTAATCTTGTTGGAAGATGAACCGACGGATTCATCACCAGTGAACTGCACCTGCTCAATGAGGTACTCGTGGGGGTTCTGGGCCATCTTGCGGCGTTCATCGGTATCAAGGAAGATGTAGTCCACGTACAGAGAGGCAGCAACAAGGGACTGTTGGTAAGCCTGGGACACAGACACAGTTCCGGTAGTGGCAGCCAGACCAGACACAGCCCACAAGCACTCACCAATGGGGCGGAAATCAATGTTGATCTTCACCTCGTGGTACTGAAGGGCAATCAGGGGAAGGGCAAGTCCGGGGTTGCGGCAAAACCAGAACTGCAAGGGCACGTACAAGGTGGTCTCAGGAAGGGCGTTGCGGGGAGCGCACACCTGGTTGGGGGCACCAGAGGAAGCGCAAGGACCAGACACACCAGCGAAATCAGGGTCGCAAACATAGGTGAGTTGGGTGGTGTTACCAATCATCTTGTAGTAACCAGCCTGTTGCTCCTTGGAGAGGGTCAGTTGGTTCCAGATGTGCATCCAGTCACCATATTGACGGTCAATACGTTGACCACCAATCTCAACCTCAACTTGGGCAACAAGTTGCTCACCGATGAAGTCTAACCAACGGGCATAGACGTCACCAGATGATCCCTTCATAGACTGGTTGATCTCAGGGAGGGTCACCTGAAGGTAGGTGCGGTAGGCAAGATCACCATTGCGGCTGATCGTGCAGGTCACACGGCGTCCGAAATCAGCCTGACCAGAGAAGGTCTGCTCAATGGACTCCATTGCGAAGTTGGTATGGCGTCTGTAAGACACCTTCCAGAAAGTAATCTCGGGGGTTCCGGTAAGGAACACATCTTGTGCGCCGTAGGCGACTAATTGCATCAAACCACCAGCCATTGTATGGAATTATATATTCTGTAAAGAAAAAAATTTGGAAAATATACAAAATTAATTCATTTAATTAAATTATTTCGCTAAACAGATTTTTTACATAATTTTTAATTATTATATACCATATACGATTGCAAGTCCATTCTACCGGTTTTTGAAATACAATGATTATTTTGTAATTAATAATTGTATAATAGTGAATTATATTCCTAAATACGACCCGCTAAGCAATTTATAGTTATTTTATTTACAACCATACCATTGAAATATTATTACCATAAATGCAAACAACACACAATAAACATTATAGCGGGATTACGATAACAATTTGTCTGCGCTATAATTTGAAACTAAAAAGGTTTCTAAATAGTTTTCTTGAAATATTTCTTGGCGGTTTTCATGTTTTTTTGTAAAAATATACGTATCGTTTGATTTTTTAACAGTCCAACCTTGCTCCAAAGCATTTGCTAAAAACACCATTTTTTGAAACAGCGGTTTTTCTATTTTTATATTATTCGGTATGTCTGTCATCATTTGTGTGTGTTTATTGTTCATATTGATATAGTAATAGTTACACAACAAAACGTATACAAATACGAGTTCGGTAATTCGTGTCCTATTTACAAAATTGAAATATAGGAATGTAAATATGTAATTGTATAACATATGCAACAAGATGGGAAACCGCTGCTCAAATCAAAATAGAATTGTAGAAAAGAAATGTATGATTTGTTTGAAACCAATTGACGTGAATAGAACAATAAGATGTGTCCGTTGTCAAGGGTATTTGCACGGTCATTGTGATGTAAAATCTAGAAATAATAGTAATTATAACAAATGTCCAATATGTCAACAGATAGGTACAATGTGTGTGGACACAAATACGACGTATGTATATTCAAAGTAAGTGTAACATAAAAATGTCCCACCAGACATTTTTTTCGTAATTGTTACAAATACTTGATTTTGCCTAAAATCAACATAAAAACACTATAATTACTATATTAATAATCTTGTGAATGTCCAGTTCTCAACCAATAAAAATAAATGGACAAAAAACATTGCATACAATTGACGAAAAGCATACAGATATGTTACGGCATATCAATGACGTAGAACAAGAAATTATCCCAAAATTAACTACCGAAATAGACAATTTAAAAACGTATATGCAATCATTACATCCGGACCAAATATCTGAATATCTGGATGCACGAGACAAAATACATAGATTACGAGATGAAATACGAAAGCATAAGAAAGAGAGCAAGGATTATATGTTGAACAATGCGAAGTATATTTTTGACTACTTTGAACAAAAACAACAAATATCCAATAAAGTAGAAAAGACCCAGAATATGAGTTCAGTTAATTCATTTTTTAAAATTAAGTCAACAAACCCCACATCAGACAATGAGGCAAGCAACAAATATGCCCAATTAAAGAGAAATTGTCAGAAGTATTGGCGGAATGTTTCAAATGACCTGACGAATATGCAAGAGTTTGCAGTAGCGTCAGACACGTGTGAAGTGTGTCATACCGGGGAATTAATACCACAAGATGAAGAAGGAATTCTTATATGCAATAACCGGAATTGTGGACGGTTCATTACGTATATTGTAGATAATTCAAAACCAAATAACAAGGAACCACCGAACGAGGTCTCTTATACCGCATATATACGATTAAACCATTTCAAAGAAATTCTCTCGCAATTTCAGGCAAAAGAAACGACCCAAATACCGGAGGAAGTCTTAGATGCCATTCGTGCGCGCATTAAGAAAGAACGGATTACGGATATGTCGTTGATTAATTATGATAAAATGCGAGATATTTTACGTAAATTGGGGTTAAACAAGTATTTTGAACATATTCAGTATATCAATTCATTGTTTGGAATTAAACCGCCGATTATGAACGAAGAATTGCACGAAACATTGTGTGTTCTCTTTATTGAAATACAGAAACCGTGGGCAGTGCACTGTCCAGCCAACCGAACCAACTTTTTTAACTATACATATACATTGTATCAATTGTGTGTATTGCTGGACCAAACACAGTATTTGCCCTATATTCCGATGATGAAAGACCGTGAAAAACAATTGGAACAAGATATGATTTGGAAAAAGGTTTGCCAGGACTTAGATTGGGAGTTTTTCCCATCCGTATAGATTTTGTATATTCCGCCAAAATCTATATAAACCGTGTACTGTATTTAGTACAACACAATGACCAGCAAAGAGTATTCTTATCCAAGACATTTAACGATTTCTTATTCAAATGATTTGGAATATCGTATGACTGTCCGACAGATATTTCAGATGAATTCAGAGAGTTATCCGGAGATAGTTCATTCCGACATTGACCCAATTAGTCGTGATGAATTAGAATATGACGAAAAATCAGCGGATATAGCAATGCAATATGTGATGAACCATACACAAAACGAGGCATTGTTCGCGCCGATATATGAACAAGCGGCGTCATTTATGTTTTCAACGGATGCGAATATTGGATTAGCAGTATTATTTAGTTATGATTATTTGTTACTCTTTCATAATTGTCTAAGGGATTACTTTACATCTATCACTACGAACGAGAACGCATTTACAAATCAAAACAAAAATTACCAATTACTTTATAATAAACTTTTTACGAAAAGATAATGGATTTTTTTGTATATACAATGTATATCGTATATACAAATAGTTATGTCGTCTACCCGTAATAAAAACACTCCCGGCGATTATATGTTAGAACAACAATATAACAAGTCTAATTGCAAGTATAATACTTTTGAACATTCTGCTTACGGAAAGGCAGTTGAGACACGTTATGCAGGCGACGGATTATTGCCCGGTAAAATTGCTCACACAAACCTAGCCTATAATGCGTGTGATATCGAATCCCAATTATTCGGAATAGGTTCAACCAATCTGGTGAACCCCGCCAGCCCCGTGAAACCTGATTATAAGTACATTCAATCGTTAAATATCATTGATAAGTTACCAGTAATTATTCCGGAGCCATTAGTGATTGAGAAAAATCAACGCCCATATTTTATGAATTAGAATAGTTTTTCGCGGTATACCGAGTATATGGATTACGCTTGTTTTTAAAAGAGGTATTATGTATAGAGGATTTCTTCGGACGTTCACTTAATTCTTGATAAGTGACCGTTAGTGTATTTGGTATGGGAGCCGATGTTAGTGTAGTAGGGCTGGGTTGTTCGTAACTATTCAAAAAGCCTCTTATTTTCTCAGCAAATTCGGTTTTCGCATTATTTGGAACAATATTATCGGGTAATTTATCACATTTTTCTAGTAGGAATGTCATATATTCGGCTAAGGGTTCGGTGGAGCCATCTGGATGAATGCGTATCGGTAATTGTATGTTTGCCATGACATATTGTTCATTCATTTTATTGTTAAATATACAAAAAGTTTTATATTTAACTAGATTTTTTGAAGATATTTATTGCGGGTCATTGTAAGAAAAATAATCGTGGGTTGTGTTATTCCATAGGATATATTTCGTTTGTACAATTTTGCCGACATCATCTTTCATATAAATGCGTCCCAAATAGGTGTAATTGTTGTCCATCTTTTGTTTTACCGCTGGCGGCAATGCGTTTTCATCTACTTTATATACAGTTGGTTCTTCTGGCTTAGCAGATACGAAATCGGGAACATAATGTTTAATCCAGTCAGTAATTTGTTGTATATAACTAGGTTGTGCATTAGCGTAGTCTGCCCGTACTTGCGCAAGTTCTTGTTCTAGTTGTGTGGAACGGACGTTTGCTGCGGCAAGTTCTTGCGCGGTTTTTTGTTCTAGCGCCTTTGAATTTGCTAATTCCGATTGGAAGCGCGTAACAAGGTCGCGAGTTTTTTGTATGTTCATATATTTTTGTTGTGCTTGTGTTTGTGATAGTTGTTGTACACGCGTTAGTTTATCTTGTGCCTTTTTAAGTTCTTCCGCAATTGATTTTGCTTCGGCTTGCATTTCCATTTGTTTGTCTTGTGCATCTTTTAGTGCAGTTGCTTGTACTTGTTCAAGTTCTTTTGCTTTTACTAGTGCAGTTGTTTGTTCAAGTGCTTTTGTTTGTGCTTGTTCAAGTTCTTTTGTTTTTTCTTCTAACTGTTTTGCTTTTTCTTGTTCATTGGTTTGAGCACTTGTAACTGCTGTTTGTGCTTCGTTCAATTGGATAGTATTTGCAGTCTCTCCTTCGGATTGTACTTTGACAAGGGTTTCTTTTGCTTTGGTAAGTTCATTCTTATATGCATTAAGTTCATTTAATACAGCCGCGTGTTGTTGTTTCTCTAATTCAAGTTCTTTTTTCGCATTACCCATATGATATTCTGCAAGTTTTACCTTAGATTGCGCAAGTTGTTGAAGTACAGATGCTTTTCTTAGTTGTTGTAATTGTGCTTGTGCATCTTCATTTGCTTTATTGGATTGTAATTGGGTATTATTCAGTTCTACAATAGCAGTATCTAATTTTAATTTATTAGCAGCAACTTCACTTTCATTTGCTTGTTGTTGTGCTAATTTTAGTTCATCTTGCTGTTTTGCTAATTCTTCTAGTTTGGCTTTTTCGTCTTCTTGTGTTTGTGCAGATATTAATGCGTCACGTAGTTGTCTAATGTCTTCCAAGTCATCATATTCTTCTTCTCCGTCCGATAATGTTTCAGGTTCGCCGGATAATGGTTCAGTTTCGCCGGATAGTGTTTCAGGTTCGCCGGATAGTGTTTCAGGTTCGTTTTGTAATATTTGGTTACTATCAGTTGCACTATCAGTTGTTAATGCCGGTTTATTAAATACGTGTTGTAATAAATTTACTAACTTTTCAATAGTATTATCAGATAATTGTACAAGTGGTTTTGGTTCGGGTATCGGAGGCGTTGGTGGAAAAACATCTGCGCTAGGTTGTTCACCATTATCAGATTGTTCTTGCTCATCAATAATCGTTGATAAACTATCTGAGATGGGGGTTTGTTCAACCGGTGGAGCGGGTGGTAAAACGGCTGATGTTACTTCGGGTTCAATAATAACCGGTGGCGCAGGTGGCAAAACGGTTGATGTTACTTCGGGTTCAATAATAACCGGTGGCGCGGGTGGCAAAACGGCTGCTGTTACTTCTGGAACAACAATAACCGGTGGTGGAGGTGGCAAAACCTCGGGTTCCGTTACTTGTACATTTGTTGCAGGTGGTAATTTAAATGTTTTTGCCAATAATTTTACCAAATTGTCTGTATCTGATGGTGAAACAGAAACGGCTTGTGCTGCACGTAACTTTTTTTTATAACGGTCTTGTATCGTTGATAATAGGTCAATGATATTATTACTCAATCCTGGTTCAACTAAATAATCGGATGAAGACATTGTTTATTATATATGTGTAACGTTTATAACATATGTAAACAAATTACTTTTCCGAAAGTAATTTGTCTTTGGCTTAGTTGTTTCTACGACGTCTAGTAACTCTATGATTTGTCGTATTCATTCTGTGTGTTCTCCTTGGTTTATTTACATAGTATCCTTTTCGTGTAGACGATATGCCGCGACGACCGTTCTTTCTTGTATTATATCCTCCAACGAATATTTTATTATTGAAAAAAACAACTCTTTTCTCTCCATCCTGTAATCTACGATAATCATCAATCACCTTGCTAATATCTGCCTCTGACTTGTCAGCCCAACCATCTAATCCTCTCTCAATATAATTTTGTAAATCTTTCTTTTGCCTGTAATTTCTTGAACCGGTTGTTATTCCGGCTAATTGTGTCAATAAATCTCTAATAGACCCTTCATATATTGTGTTACCGCCTTCTTTATTTTTCAATGTAATTGTTTTGTTTAATGTCATCTCCTTAGCGAGATTATCCGCCTGTACTTGTGTTGTTTCTGCCATAATTGTGTTATCAGGTTCAACACTTGGAATAGATGGTACAATCGGTTCACTGACTTGAATAGGAGATAAAATCGGTTCAACGATTGGTGTTTCTGGTTTGCTATTAATTGCATTTTTCAATAAGTCAGAAGCGGTCTTTATAGCATTATCATCAATCAGTCCGCTCAAAGACAAATTCGGTTCAATTGTTTTACGTTGTTCATTTACAATGACTTCTGTTATCAATGCATCATCTCCGGTTTGCCTAATATGTATATTAATGTCATTACCAAGCATAGTATCGCTCATATTATGTATATACAATATGTATACATAATTACATCATGTTCTAAGTTTATTACTTAGATTTCCGGCGGGTTTGATTACGCCTAAATTTCGTACGTTTATTATGTGTTTGTTGTTTTTTATTCCGGTCGCGACGTTTTGTTTGCTTTGATGGTTTCTCGCGTTTTTTACGTGATTGTTTACCACCAGCAACAGTTTGTGTCGGTTTAACTGATATAATAAGTTCTGTAATATAATTGATACAATCATTCAGTCGTGCAACTAATGTAACAGATTGATGTTTATCGGCTAGATTACCGTGAGGATGTTGTAAATGGTCAATGGATTGATTAAGACCATGTATTATTTTTTTAATATTCTCATCATCTAATGACAAAGGTTCTGCGTGTAATTCAGATTTATGTTTTACAATATGGTCTTTAAGTTCACGTATTATTTCCACACTATGCGTAATAATTTTTTCATTAATTTTAATATGGTTGATTTTATGTGCTGCCGCAGATGCCATATCTGCTTCTACAATTAAACTAATATTCGTTTTTATTAATTTTTCAATGAAGGGTATTTCTGGTTTATCTCTGCCAAAACATAGTATTAAATTGTATACCATTGTTTGTAATCGGTTAATTTCATTAATATCTTGATACATCTTACTGTCTCCAAGATGTTTTGTTGTATAATCGGCAAGTATTTTTACAAAATACTTTAAAGTATCTTGTATGAGTTCAATGTTATCATCTTCGTTGTAAGCGGCTTGAGATTGCCAATTACGAATTACGTCTAAGTTAGTATCAAATTTATCGTCTAGGTTATCGTATAAACTACTAATTATATTTAAATGTTGTGTTATTTGTGCAATTTTTTGTTTAGTAACGGAAGCCTTTTGCAGCACTTTAATATGTATTAAATGTTCATTTATTTGATATAGAATGGTCTGAAACTCTTTAATGAGCGTGTCATCTACATCTTGCCAATATTTGGTTTCATTCGCCTCGTCTTCGGCAGCCAATTGACGTGCGGTTTCTTCATCCGCCAAACGTTGCTTTTCTGCGGCTAGCCGTGCTTCCTCAGCAGCCAATTGACGAGCAGTTTCTTCATCAGCGAGACGTTGCTTTTCTGCTGCTAATCTGGCTTCCTCAGCCAAGCGCTGTTTTTCTGCGGCTAATCTCGCTTCCTCGGCAGCCTTGGCTGCTTCCTCAGCCTTGCGAGCCTCTTCAGCCTTGGCTGCTTCCTCAGCCTTGGCTGCTTCCTCAGCCTTGCGAGCCTGTTCAGCCTTGGCTGCTTCCTCAGCCTTGGCTGCTTCCTCAGCCATGCGAGCCTGTTCAGCCTTGGCTGCTTCCTCAGCCTTGCGAGCCTGTTCAGCCTTGGCTGCTTCCTCAGCC